CCAGAAGACCCAGCTAATGCTAAAGCGGATCCTTGTACTACAGTAGTATTAATATTAGTTCCACCTAATAAGTTATCTGCAGCTACTATATTAACATTATGTCCACTAGCATCATAATTAATCCATCCGTTAATAGTAAAGTTATAATGACCTACTCTACCTGCCCCACCAGCTACTATTAATAAATCATTATATAAGTTCAAACTATAAATATTAGCTGAACCTATAACACTAGCATTATTATATAAGAATGTACCTGTACCAGCTCCAGTATATTGTTTATATGAGTAACCATCGTAGCTGCCTAACCTACCACTATCACCAGCTATCAATAATTTATCTTGATATACAAACAGTGCTCGGATAGTTGAGTTACCTATAACTAAACCATTATCATAGATACCTGAACCAGAACCTGAACCATCATAATTTTTCCAAGCAGTTCCATCAAATGAAGCTATTCTACCTAATTCTCCAGCTACTACTATCATATTTTTATAAGCTATACTAGTAATGATTGGATTGTTACTACCTAACGCAGAAGAGCTACCTTGAGTTGGTACTAATGTTATAGTAGTATCCCGTTCTTTAAGGATAACTATTTGATTATTATATTTTAATACGAACTCTTGTAACTCGAAGAAATGCACTGCTGAATATCTAACAAAATTAATAGATGTTATATATGGAGCGAAAGGAGCTAAGTTTACAAAGTCTTGGACTCTAGTATTCAATAACGTATTAGTAGTTAAATCGTATTCTCTAATAGTAGTTACTGATCCTTTTAAGGTCAGAGTTAAATAACTATTATCTAATGTCAACATAACATCATCTACGCCAGAGATAGGTGTTTTAGATTCTAGACCGTAGGAAGATATTTGTCCTATCACTGCTCCATCAACTAATACATTAGATATTTCTGGATTAGATGATACTTCAATTGAAATATCTTTACCATCTTCTGTAGTAAATCTAGATCCAGTACCAATAAACGTATCTTCAGTTACATGTAGGTTAGTTACGCCACCTAATCGCTCTATACCAGTATGTTCATTCATAGGAGCAGCAGTATCTCCAAAGGTATATACGTTTTCATCTAAAGTATCAACATTAAGGCCTGTTAATAAGTTTATTTCTGATTTGTTCCCTGTATTTGCCATTAGTTATATCCTTTTATCCCCAGTAATTACTAGTAGTTCGTTGATAATCATTATTGATTCTAGTAAATTGATACTCATCCCTCTTATTAACTGACCAAAATCGATCCCATAGCTCAGTTAATCTGGCTTGTAGTAATCCCATTTTAGCAGTATCAGATTGTTTTCTAGCATACGCTATTGCTGAAGTATATGCTAATATTTCATTTACTTCATTAGTTGGATAATCTAATACGGTAGGCAATGTAACTGGAGTTGCTTGAACACTATTTACTATATTAATAGAATCGTATACTAAAGTTGATGCATATTCTTCAGTGATATTCCCTAAGTATATTATATTTGATGCTATTTCAGTAGAATCGAACGTTAAGGTATCAGTATAAAAAGATAATCTATACATAGTATATTGATCATTGATCATTTGTACGTAATATAAGGAGCCATTATACATAGTTACGAATATTACATCTTGAATAGTAGTCAATACTCCGGCATCTAATCTAACAACTAACTCATTGCTGCTGTTAATATAGTAACTTTGATCATTTCCATATACTTTTACTTTGCCAAAAGCGTATAATAACCCATTAGAAGCTGTAGATAGATTAGTTCCAGCTGTAGTCATGCTATATTCTGTATCAATGTTAGTGGTGCTGTTCTTAAATGAGAAATATATCAATCCAGTTAACTGATTGACTGACATATATTTACAAGTACTGTTGGTAGCTATACCTTCAGCATCAAATAAAGTAGTTGCTATTCCATTAGCGCTACCATCTATAGGAATTCTTTTAATTAAATTATCAGAAACTATAAAATATGCATAGTTTTTATATACGATTAATCCTGTTATAACGTTATCAGCACCATAGTCAAATATAATATCAGTAGTTTGATTAATGAAACTTTCTAATATTATATATCTTCCTTAAGTTACGTAAGCCATTAATTGATCTGCCCCGCCTATATAACTAGGATATAATATGTTTGTATAATTAGGATATACTAAAGTGGGTTGAGATGCTACTAACTCTTGTGGAGGAATATAATACGTAATCTTTATTTGTGATGCTGTTCCAGGCGCAGCTAATATCCATAACGTATTATTTATTAATCTATACATTGGAACTGATACGTCTTGATTTCGTTGTGATGTAGAAAACTTATTACAAGTATTCCAATTACCACCATAATTATAATCTACAAATCTTAGTTTATAGAAATCTGTTGGTAACGGTATCTTATAACTCTTTCCATTTGAATTAGGGTCTAACATTGTACTATCTAAAGTAATAACTGCTTCTTTTGTATAGTAATCACCATCTGATTCTGTATATCGCGAATAAATGTCTCTATAGGCTTCATTAATTAATACTAATTCATCGGTCTCACTAATGAATTTGGTATTTTGTAAATCAGCTATTGATCTTGCGTATGCTATTAACTCTGAGGTATTGAATGCCATCTAATTATCTCCTGTTCGTTATCTATATAGTTAGTATAGATTTTCTAAATATACTTTTGGCAATAAAAAACCCTAGTTAAGTTAATAACTAGGGTTGAATACATAATCGATCTTTATTCAATCACGCAATGTTCAACACGGCACATTTGCTAGGATTGTGAACTACCCAAGATCCATACAACTGAACAATAACCTGTAATGCTGGACCATTCTGAGTATTACCTCCAGGCTGAGCTGTAATATAATCCTCGATTAACCAGTAGTAATTAGCTTCAGGAGCTTTAACATCAGTCAATGCTTCTTTACCAGGATTGTTACCAGTAATACCATCATTCAACGGTGCATCACTATTAGTCATACAAGCGAATTCCATAGTATCAGTTTCAAGAATATACGCAGTTCCTTGAGGACAGAAAGGATCGTCCCATACCTGGTCTACCCAAGAAGTACTAAATGCATACTTCATATCGCTAATACCACGAGCTACTTCATTCTTGTTTACTTTAGCACCAGTATTGATATTTTGGAATGCAGTAGTTTGAGTGCTCAATTCACCTGTAATAGTATTATAATCGGTTGAGTTGATAACTAACAAATCTGGAATACCCCCAGCAGTACGAACAGCTTCTACACCTCGAACAATTGCATCAACTTTCTTTTCAGAAGCTCCACTGTTTCGTTTAATAAACTGACCAGCAGCGCCTTGTACGTTAACTGAACGATCTACTCCGAAGAATGGGTTTCCAATATAAGTAGTCCAAGTTCCACCAGTACGATCAGCAAAAGAAGGTAACCAACCAGCCAACCCAACAGGAAGTAATGGAGTAGTACTATTAATAGTGGGTCTACAACCATCTAATACGATCCAGTCGGTAGCAGCAGTAGTTCCAATAGCAGTATCAGAAGTAAAGGTTATAGTAGTACCGTCAATTTTATTTACAGTACATTTACCTGGACGAAGATTGCTCGAAGGTAATGCTCCGTTAGTAATACTAAATACAGAACCGATTGATAATTTTACTACAGTTGATTTAGTAACTACATCAATAATCTGGCCAGTTGCAGCAGCGATATTAACAGCAGCAGCAGATGCTCCCATTTGACCAATTTCACCAAAACCAGTACCGTACAATGAAGTTGCAGCTAACTTTCGGAAAGAGTCTAAACCCTGAGCCATTCGGTTTACAACTACTGGCATATACGCACCACGAACATTCTGAGATGCTAAGATTTCTTGCTGAGTTACGAAGAAGGTACTAAACATCTGACCATTAGAGATCGCGAATTCTACGTTTGGTGCAGATCCGTTTGCGGTTGCATTTGTAGTAGATGCAATTAAAGAACCAGAAGCTGATCCACCGTTACCAAGTAACAAGGGGACGTTATAAAGCTTACCACCAATTCTAGTCTTTGGAATTTTCTTAACTACCGGCGAATTTCTGAAGAATACATCTTCTGGACTTTTATCGGTATACCAAGTTTTAAATATACCTAAAAGATTCGCACTATCCGTTGGGTTGTTTCCTATAGCCATAATTTTTTCTCCTATTAAAGCTTATTTTCTATCTAATCAAAAGCCTTTTGCTTTTGCTTTTTCCTTCATCGCTTTTACGCGTTTCATCAATTCTGCATCTGCTCCAGTCTCATCAGTTATTGGAGTAGTTGCTGTTTTAGTAACTTCAATTGCAACCCCTTCAGGAGCTTCTTCAGTTACTTCTGCTACTGGTGCTTCGCCTTTGATCTTTTTAATCTTTTCAGCTATAGCATCAGCAATACTTTTTACATGACCCATTTCCATCTCATCATTAAAACCTTCAGTAGCTTTTAATGGTTCCAACATGTCATGTAACGATTCATATACATCTTCATCAGGTGCTAATGTCTTTAATGCCTCCATATGGGGATCAAACATTGATCCGTATTTAGATCTTAAACCATCTACACTTTGCGATCTAAGATTTGTTTTATAAAGTTTTTCAATACCACCAAACAAATCATCCACTACTAGTTTTTCATTAGCCATTAATCTCTGTTCTAATTCTTCTACTTTATTAATTAGAACTTCAATTACTTTGGCAAATGGTTCTAGCATTTCTGCATCAGCTGCTTGATCTGGATGACCTTCAGCTTCTGCTCCACCATCATATTTAGCTACCAATTGTTCTAACAATTGATCTTTTTCTTCTGGACTAAGATTTGCTAAATTATACATTCTGTTGCTCTCCTATTATATAGTTATTCAAGTTTTCACACTTGGCTTTCTATCATTGTTGGATCTACTGCTGGTACAGGCTCTTGTGGTACAGGCTCTTGTGGTACTGGTTCTGCAGGTATCCCTACCATCTGATTAATTAGTGCTACATCAACAGTTGGGAATGAAACTTGTATTAAGGCTGCTCCTGCCATCGGATCCAATAACCCATCTCGTACTTTCTGTATAATCCCTTCTATAGCTGTTATCTGTTGACCCTGCAATCCTTGTTCTTGAATTGGAATTACTGGGCCAGGAGCTGGAGGCAATGGAGGATTCTGTGCATTAGTTACTTCATTCATCTTCTGCGTTACTATATCAATCAACTTCACTAATCGTTGTAGGATCTTTGGATCTTCATCTACACTATCTAATTGCAATAGTATGTTTACAGATTCATCTAGTAATTGTTTTAAGTTTACTACAGGATAGAAATCATATTTATCTAAGTCTAAAGCTCGTTCAATAATCTTTCTACTACAATCATAACTAGCAGTAGCTGCACTATATGCCCCTTCTAGATCTGGTAACTGTAATAAGGAAGCTGCCATGTATGGATTGATAATGCCTTGCTGTTGTAGTTTCTCAATCTGTTCCATCTTAACTTTAGGATCTTTACTAAGAGTAGAAGCTAATGAAGATTGCATACTAAATGCTTCTCGTTGTTTCTTTATCTCACTCCATTTAATATTAGATCTATTTAATCTCTTCGGAAGAATATCATCTCCTTCGGGAAATACATCAATCATAATAGCGAATACTTCTTTATAGAATTGTATTAGGTTATCTACTTGAGTTTGAAATCGTTCACTCTCTACATCTTGTAATGTATCTAATGCTACCCCACTATTAATACCTGTTGGTTTTTTAGATTGAGCAGATAGTTGACTAATACCTTCTTGTTCAAATGCTGTGTTCTGGAAAAAGCTTAACATTTGCAGATACTGTCCATCAATAGCAGGAGGAGTAGCTACAGTTACAGCACCTAAAGCTGAATCATATTCTACTACGTTACCTACTCTGTTAGACATCATCTTAGCTACGTTTTGATTAGTAGCTGACTTAGGAATATAAATAGTATTAGCTGGGCTTAATGTTAAGGCATCATGAATACGCCGTAGAATATCATCTACTTGACGTTGATTCTGATAGCAGTTATCCATAATAGAATTTGAATATAATCCTTTAATAGGATTCTGATAATAGAATAGTGCAAATGGCATTCTACTATAGTCAATATCTCGTTCTTCAATAAGTTCAGAATCAACAAACAAATAAAACTTTTTATTAACTAAGTCCCAATACTTGTATAATTTAACTTTGGCGTTACGATCTCTATCTAATTGATGTAGCGCTTCATGTTCTTCTGTTAACTTATCCTTCAAAGCAATTAATGGATATGATTCATGCATCACCATACAACGAGAAACTTTATCATAAGTTAGTTCAGCAGGATCAACATAGAATTCCCAAGGCTTTACTCTGTAGGTTGTTTTAGTTTCATCATCAATAGCTAATACCCCATATTCAAATACTAAGGCATCTAATACTACTTCAGCTGCTTTATTATATAAGTCATCGCGTTCAGTTAACATATCGAAATAGATTTGGCTATTACGACATACTTTAATTGTTTCCCATAAACCATTAACTGGACTAAAGAAAATTCTACCTTTAGTTTGAATCAATTTGCTTTGTAATGTCAACGCCATCGATCTACCTAAGTTAACTGATGGTAACATTCCAGTATCATCATCTGTTTGTGCATTAAAATAACTAGATGGATTAGTATATACTTGCCGGATACCTTCTCGACGTAAGCCATTACTAAGGAATCTGTTATAGTTTCTCAGATACTTCATATCTCTATTAGATAATTTGCCGTATAGAAACTGAATATCTTTAATTATTTCGTCTTTATGTTGCATTACTTCATTCCTTAATATAAGGTTTCACTATCTAGTTTATTAAGATCAGCTCGATAATCAGGTTCTTTATTAACTATCTTAACAGTAGCGCCATCTTTTAACGTAATGATTACTTCTCCAGTTAACTTAGCTGCCTTCATCAAATCTTCTATAATAGCATAATGAAGATCAGAAGCTTGTAACGATCTAAACATTAACTCTTTCTTATAAGAATCTTCTGCCATAGCTAATGCTCGTTCGTAGATTTGTTTCTTTAATTTCTGTTCATCTGAATCTTTCTTAAAAATATTAAACATTCTCACTCTCCTATATATAGTTAGTATCAAACTAGCAAATCAAAAGTATTGCCCAGTATTCTGTTGTACT